AACGACCGTTGAACGAAAATGAACGCACTTTCTTTTGTTCAAATAAATCATTTTCGTTCGTAAACTCGTTAATTTGTGATTTTGAATTGCTTGAATGTGATGACGAGTATTTTTGGTCTCCTAGTTTAATTCGAAGACAAGAAGATCGAAGACGTAAATTTGAGAAAAAGCAGGAGCAACGTAGGCTCGCAGGCATTAAAAGTGGAGAAGCTCGCAGAAAAAAGGAACAAAATCGAACGACCGTTCAACGAACTTCAACGGTCGTTGAACAAAACGAACAAAAGGAAAGGAAAGGAAAGGAAAGTATATATTCATATTCATATAATGAGGCGCACGAAAATGAAAAATCAGATGAGGATATTTTATCCATGTTTGATGATGAATCAAAAAAACACGATCCATATAAAAACGTGTTCAAGATTTATATGAATGATGTAGGTGAAATTTCTTCTGTGACAAAAGAGAAGCTAGAATGTCTTGTTAATGACTTTGGAGAAAGTGAAGTTATTAATGCTATTAGTAAATCTAGTGAAGTTGGTAAAGCTAGTATCGCATATATCACAGCCGTTCTAAATAACAAGATTAGGGAGGAGGCAGCAAAGGACAATGGAACAAACAAACGTAACAGCAATGCTAGAGGCGTGTCTCGAAAAAATTCGAGAAAGGACGAAGACGTCGACTGGGAAGAAGAATATCAACGGGTCCACGGTAAAAAATGAGTTTTTTTACCCCATCTATGACAAGCCGGTAGTCATTCAAACAAACGTTAATAACACCTATGCTGCAGTTGGAATTCCTAAGCGGTATTACGACATGGATTTTGAATGGTTACGCAAGAATGGTAACTTTCCAAAAGAGAACGCTGAAGCTTATGACGTGGTTAAAAAGTACTCTGATAATTTGAAATTCAATCTTGATTCCGGTAAGGGCCTCATATTAAGGGGCCCAGCTGGTACCGGCAAGACATCAATTGCGGTGAGCATCCTAAAACAGGCTATGGCGTTAGGCAAAGGGGGTCTCATGATTTCAATGCCTAATTTATTGGATACCATGCTTACATTATCTAAAGGAGACAATGTAGCTTATCTAAGATTTGAGCAAAAACTGCGGAATATTCCATTGTTATTACTTGATGACTTTGGGGCGGAGTATTCGAAGTCTGAATGGGTAGCATCTAAGGTTGAAAGCGTTATTATTGATCGCTACAACCGAATGAAGCCTATAATTATTACGACGAATTATAGCGAGACCTGGACTGAAGAAAATTACAGTCAAAGAATATATGACCGCTTACGTGGCGAATATGAAGAGGCTATATTCAATGGAGAGTCACACCGATGAAGATTCTTCTGCGATGTCAGTTTAGGTTTAGAAAGAAAACACATGACAGGTTCCCTACGTTGAATGAGTACATTGATTGTGAGCGTGGTTCGACTATAGCAGCCGCCGCTATGAAAAAGAAATGCACCGAGCAAGTCAAAGAACAATGTATATTACAACAGATAGAATCGGTTAATGGTAAAGTAGACCTATTATTTGAATGGCACTCATCAACCAGGCATGATCCTGATAATGTAGCTTTTGCTAAGAAATTTATTCTTGATGGACTACAAGCTGCAGGAGTGCTAGAAAACGATAATAGGAAATTCATTGGGACTATGGCTGATGAGGTTATAAATGACGATGATGATTTTGTGATTGTACATATCACAGAACATATGAGTATATTCCTATAGTCGCTAATAGCCATAAAAAACAAAATTTTATATGTATAAGAACGTTTTAATGCGTTAATGAGTAAATCTTTATAAAGCTGGAATAAAACACAATACGGACTAAAATAAAGCGTAAAGGGGGAGATGCATTTGAATGAATGTGAAATTGAAAAAATTACTAGGTTGGCTACTGAGGTGGCTACTAAAACCTACTATGAATTAGCCAAACAAGAAAATGCTCAACTAGGTCGTAAACTTCGACACAACACGATCAAGTTATTAAAGCATTACAGTCAATTACAGTCATATGTAGACAATGCTATCTCGGATTCGACACAAGCCGAAGATATATGGCTCAATGAACTATTGATTGATATGTTTGACGATAAAAGCATTGTAAAAGTAAATGCGATTGTCAAAAGCAAAGAAAAAACAGCATTGATGATGAGGCATGTGAATAACATGCTCGATATCTATGCTGAGAAGTGTAGCGGCAAGCAATTCAAATATTGCGAATGCATGCGCAGGTATTATATTGACGGAGAAACCTTAGAAGAGATTGCAGAATCATTTCCTGAAAAACCAGATGTTCGTACCATCAAACGTTACATCGCTAGAGGGATTGAAGAGTTATCTGTATTGCTGTGGGGAGTTATTGGGTTAAATACAAAGCTAGCCTGAAAAATTGTCCCAAAACTGTCCTAGACCTGTCCTTCTTGACAGTTTATAATGATAGTGTGAGTTAATAGGGAAAAGAAATAATCTCTCTCGACAAAGTGAATACCTAGAACGCAAAAGCGAAAAAGCCCTTGCTTCGGCAAGGGCTTTTTGCTATAGGTTAGCTACTCCTATAAGACAGTGCGATCGCAACAGGATGCAAGTTAATGGCAAGTTATATACTAAACGTAAATAACAAACGCTCGTTTACCGTAGTCACGAGCATAACGGCGTTTACCAGTCTTAGGGTCTGTTACATATGCAACAAATTTCTTTGTGCCACGTTTAGACCCGCTTTGAGATGTTTTCGACATATTAGCTGTTCCTTTCATAAATTTCTCTGAAGAGATTTATGGCGGGCCCGCACTATTTATATTATAACCATTATTTATTGATTAAACCAGTATTGAGACGTAAATGAAAAAGACCCCGGAATCCGGGGGCTTTTTCATAGACGG